TGTCCTGGCCGCTTCTTCTCCTTGCCTATTCATTTCTTTCCGGATCAGCTCAAGCTTGGCCGGAGGAATTATGCCTTTAGATCGAAACCAATCATCCACGGACGCCTTTTTAACAAAGCATTTCTGAGCCAACCATTCACGGCTTTTTTTATTTTTCTTTAGCCAAGATTTGATGAGTTCCTTTTCATTCTCCATGAGGAGAGTATGAGGAAAAATCCTCATTATGCAAGTAAAATATTTGATGCTTTTCCGCAAAAATAGATTGACTAGTGATGAAAAGTCCTCAATATAGAAATATGAACGCGACAGAAAAACACGAAGAACGGATTTCCCTTCCCGCATCGGTCCTCCTCTTAGAGGAGGGAATCGCCCGGGGATTGGGAATAACGATAGGAGAACGCATGAGAGCCTTGGCAATAGCGAAAGCTCAAAGAGTGCTCACCTCGAAAAAGAACTCCGAACCCAAGAAGCCCGCGGCATGAACATGAAAACCTCCCCCCAGGAAAGAACCATGAATACAAATACTGAATTACCGAAGAATGCAAAGCTGCTTACCGTGGAGGAAGCGCAGGAGCTAGTGAATAATAATTACCGCTATTATGTTAATGGTGATGGTCTGGTAAAAATACAATATTCCATCTCTCCGCAACCTCTACATGGAACGGAGTTTCTTGTAGTTGGAAGTGAAGAAGGCAAATGCCTTATCGCCCAAAGAAAGGAATTTTCAGCTGCGATAAAATCGCAGACAACTTGCGATCAATAGTTTCGGCCTGAGATTTGCTTGCTGTGTTTTTCTTTAATACATCAACATCTTTTTTCAGTTGAATGATTTTTCCATTTATATCTATAAGGGCCTCTTTGACAAATTGCTGAAATTGATATTCTTCCATATTCATAGCGGACTAATAATAATAAAATAAGACTATTTCACAATCATAAATGCTGCCAGGGGAATACGAAATCCATATTCATAGCACTCTATCCCTCAAAGCGAGAGCAGGCAGCACCAATTTCCAACAAATAACCAATGATGAACCCGGCGGACACTACGACGACTGAACCATGGAAGAAGCCCTGATCGAAGAATTGAAGCTGCTCGGATGGCACGAGCTTTGACTAATCGCCCGGCCCAGGTGGGGCCTAAAAACCAAAATACACAAATCGGTAGATAAGAATAATACGGTCTGGCAGGCGCGGGGCATACCCGTCCGGGCGGCCATTTTAATTAACCGAACATGAGCACGAATGAAAAAACGTTGAAGAGTCTGGCGGAGGCCCTGGAAACCATAGCCAGGGTGCTTAAGGAGGCTGCTTCTTCTCCTGTTCCGTCCTCCCCGGAGGCAGCGAGCGTGGGAATGTGCTGCACGGTGGACGAGTACGGGAGTGCGAGGGATGTCGCCGAGCGGTTCCATTACTCTTTGAGCGGGATTACTCCTTACCTGGAAAAAGGGGTGAGAGAAGGAGCTATCAAGAGGTTCGGCGGCCAACTCCAACCAGGCGGCAGACGGAGTGATTACCGCTACAATATGAGGCAGGTCGAACAATTTCTTTTAACAAATGGCAAATGAATATCTTTTTCAAGTTTTTGGGAGCCTGCTCCTTTGGTTTTTCCGCTGCGTGCCTGTTCTGGCTGGCGGTAGAGCTGGATAACGCCGAGTTGCAGGCCGGCAAGAGCCCGCATTCCGGGTTTTGCCCGGAGTCTCCCACTCCCATGAAAGCTTTTGACGGCTTGGAAAAACCGTCCCGCTCCACGCGGATCGTGGAAAGCAATAACCAATAGAATACCAATACAATGGACAATACCGAAGAAAAGAATGCGCAGTCCTGCACGCCGGACGAAGCCTGCTGCTGCGATACTGTTGCATCCACAAAAGAAGAAATCAGCGCCGCGCTTGATAACCTTGTTGATTTGATTAAGCGTTACGATGGGCGCGCTATTTTTTCCGCCTTTTTGGAGGTCCCGGAAGAAAGAAAAACTCGGCACATATTAGAATCCTCCAGCTCCGTTTTTCAGTCTGAGAGAATGAATTTCAAAGTTTACGGGTGGACGAGCGCTTTCGGCTATCTTCTCAAAGCAGGCGAATGCTTTGAGGGCAATGTAAAAACTATGGGAGAAGGCGTCCGTTTGTTCCTTGAACAACAGCAAAAAACGAAAATGAAGGATCGGATGAATCCCATTGCCGCCATGCTCGGAATCGCTGGTTGCGAGTGCGAGGAATGCGAAGACTGATTCGTCATCTATTATTAACTATTAGATCATCAATATTATGAGTGAAGTAACTAAACGACAAGTGCCCGGAGATGTCTTTTTCGAAGGACTTTCCGAGATTAACGAAGGGGCCCTTTTAGAAGCCCTGGACACCAAGATGACCAGCCTTGTTTCCGCCGTGCTGGCAACCGGGAATAATGGATCCCTGACTCTTAAGCTGTCCGTGAAGCGCAAAGGCGGCGTGAATCAGGTGGTGATTGAACCGAAGGTTACGGCCAGCATCCCGGATCCGACGATTGCCCCGCGCATCATGTTTGCCGATACCTCCGGCGCCCTGCATACGGACGACCCCGCCCAGGGGAAACTGGACCTGGATGCTCCTGTGAAGGTGACATTCCCGGCTGCTGCCGATGTTGATGCCGGAGTCCCCGCCAAGGTAGCTAAGCGCGCCTAAGTTCCCAACAACCACATAACAACATAAACATTATAGAATTAAATTATATGGATAACTTGAACGAAGAAACTCTGGCAGCCGTACGCGTGCAGGAAGTGGCGAATGGCCGTGCCGCCGTCGTGCCGGATGGATATACCCTGTATCATCTGGATTGCCTGGGCAATACGCCCCCTCGCAAGGCCGGCAGTGTTCAGCTGCTGGACCTGGAAACGCTGGCAGATTTCGTGAAGGCGGAAGATGCCGAAAATGGCGTCAGGAGCGTGATTTACGTGAGCGACAGAGAAGTAAACGCCGTGCTCAATTATTATTCCCCCGATGGTAATGGATGGGGGGACCACCAAGCCACTATGCAGCTCAACAAGACGGTGGAATGGGAGAATTGGACCAAATACGACGGCCAGGGCATGAGCCAGAAGGATTTTGTGGAATTCCTTGAAGAGAACAGCAAGGATGTGATGAAGCCCACCCCGTCTGAAATGCTGACGCTGGCGAGCAAGTTCGACATGCACCGCAAGGTGGAGTTTAAGTCCGCCTACCGGGCTTCCGACGGCGAAACGAAGCTGACTTATAACGAAACGGTGGATTCCAAGAGTGGAGAATTGAACGTCCCCCCGGAGTTCACGATTGCGATCCCGGTTATTCGGGGCGCTGAAGGAGATACCACGTATCAAATCAAGGTGCGCCTGCGTGTGCGCCTGGCTGATGGGAAGCTGTATTTTGTGTACCAGCTTGTCCGCGCGGACATCCCGGAACGCAATGCGATTAAGGATATTGCCGACAAGCTGGCAAAGGATCTGCCGGAGAACCGGATTCACCGCGGCGCCGTGTGCCTGTGTACGAAATCCTCCTTCACCGGAGAAATCGACCGATAAAGTGAGTTGGCCGGGGCCAGCGCCAACTGGTCCCCGGCCTGTTATCAATAGCTAACCAATAGAATACTAATAACGTGAATACCAATACAACAAACGAACTTTCCAATCAAGCGCCGGGCAATCCGTTTGCCGTTCAGGCTTCCGCCGGAAGCGGGGCCCTGGCTGCCATGACGAGCAATGCAGCCGTTACTTCCGTGCTTGCGTCGATCTGGATTGCCAAGCAGTTTCCGCGGAATTTGGCCGAAGTGACCTTGAGGATGAAGCAGGCTTGCGATCAACCGAAATTGGCGCAGTCCGCCACTTATTCCTACCCTCGCGGAAATACGACCGTGACGGGCCCCAGCATCCGTCTGGCGGAGGCGCTGATCGGGGCCTGGGGGAATGCGGAAGCCGGATGGAAGGAGGTTGCCCGGCATTGGGATCCCAAGGGCGCGGATGGAAGCGGCTGCAATGTGTCCGAATGTCTTGCCTATTGTTTCGACAAAGAGACCAATGTCAGGAGGGAAATTGCTTTTTCGGTTCCTCACACCCGCGACAAGAACGAGTATGAGGGGGGCAGGAAGGTGATGAAACGTGTTGCTTTGGACAGCGAACGGGATATTTACGAACTCTGCGCGAATATGGCTTCCCGCCGAATCCGCGCCTGCATTTTGCAGGTGCTTCCCGGGTGGCTGACGGATGAAGCTATGGAAGCTGTGAAGATTACGCAGGAGAACGGATTCAAGCGGAGTAAGGATGATATTCTCCGCTCTCTGGAAGCTAATTTTTTAGTCTATGGAGTGACGCGTGCCCGGCTTGAAGCCAGGTTGGGTCACAAACTGGAAGAAATGTCCGTAAATGAATTGCGGGATTTGAGCAATGTTTATAACGGCATTGTTGAGGGGGTAAGGAAGGTTAGAGACGAGTTCCCCGTAGATGACCAGCCCGCCCGTGACCCCTCCCTGCCGGAGACTCCTGCATCTGCCCACGCTCCAAAGGCAGCTCCCAGGACGACGCAGGCCCCGCCGCCTGTAACCGCACCGGCGCCGGAAGACGGTATTCCCGGACTGGATGTGCCGGAGGATGTGCCTTCCTTTGGTTCTTTTGAGCATTAACTCCTGACTTGTTGACGATGATGGACGCAATGGAAATGATCAGGGATGAACGTCAGGGGCTGCCCAGCGCGAGCGGGATGCAGCGGCTTTTCCTCTGCCCCGGAAGCTGGAATGCAGAAAGGAAATGCCCGATAGACGAAGAGAGCGAGGACGCCGCCATGGGAACTATCCTGCACGCTCACATGGAACAGGGGACGATGCCGGAAGACCCGGAGGACGCCGAGGCTGTGGCCTGGTGCCGCGAGATGGAAAAGGCCCTGTGTGAAAAGCACTTGGGGATGAAAGAAAACTGGACCGATGTTCAGACGGTGCGGGAAGTGCGTCTATTTGAACGGGACCGTCTGTTTTCCGGAAAACCGGACATGGTGGCTGTTTGGGACCGCAAGGCTTTGGTGGTGGATTACAAATTTGGACGCATTCCTGTTTCTCCAGCGGAGTGCAATTTGCAGTTGAGCGCCCTGGCCGTGCTGGTGATGGATGGGCACGAGGCGTACCATGCGGATGAGGTGTTTGTGTGCATTTTGCAGCCTTACGCGAGCCGGAAGGAGCCTGCCGTTTGCCGGTACACCCGCGAGAGCGTGGAGCAGGCGCGGGCGTTTTTCCGGGCCTGCATTGAGCAGGCGCAGGATGAGCACGCCCCGTTGAAGCCCAGCGAGAAGGCTTGCCGGTATTGCCGGGCCCAGTCTTCCTGCCCGGCGGTGAAGCTGGCTTTGGTGCAGGTGACGTCCGGGGATTTGACGGCGGCCTGGGAAGAATGGTCTCCCGAAAAACGGAGGGAAGCCTACGATCTTGCCAAACTGGCGAAGAAGTGGGCGGCTTCCGTGGAGTCCAAGGTGAAGGCAGATCTGCGGGCCGAGGTGGAGATTCCCGGTCTGGTTCTGGCTCCCGGCAAGAAGGCGTTTACGGTGACGGATGCCGCGGCGGCTTTTCAAATTCTTAACGGTTTGTTCCCCGACGACATCACGGCGCAGGCGTTTACGGCCTGCTGCAAGGTAGGGATTACCGATCTGGATAAGCTGGTGCATTCCGTGCGTAAGGCTGCGGATGCCGGCGCCAAGGTGGCCGAGTCCAAGGATTGGCTGCGTAAGACGCTGGCGGGATGCGCGGAAGTGAAGGTTTCTGACGGATCCGTGAAGGAAGTGGAAGGAGGTGCGGCATGATGACCACGCTGACCATTACTTTGCCCCACACGCCGCGGTGTTTGTCCCCCAATGCGAAGGCCCCTCTCACGCAGAGGGGGGCCATTGTGGCCGGTTATAAGAAGACGGCTGCCAAGAGCCGCGCCCGGAATATAGCCTGGGGCAGGACTTGTGAAGCCCTGAATGGCCGGAGGATGCAACCGACGCATTACCGGGTGATCTGATTTTTCAAGGGACCGAAGCCGGACGCGGATAATTGCCTGGCGCGCTGCAAGGCGTATCTGGACGGGGCCTGCAAGGCTATGGGCATTGACGACAGGACGCTGGATTGTGCCGGGATTGACCGCGTGCATGACCTGGACCGGGCAGGACAGGTTGAAATCGTGTTTGAAAGGAGGGAGCAATGACCATGCCTAAATGCCCGCTGTGCGGATTCGAGATGAGGTTGCAATCTGATGCGTTTTACGATGATGGCTATACACGAATGTATTACTATGAGTGCCTTAACTGTCCTCTTGCAACAACACCAGCAGATACCGCAAAAGAAGCCGAGAATCAGATAAAAGACCTTATTTCCACGTTCCCGTTCATCATGCGGTTGAATGTAGGAGATAATTTAACGTATTTCGGAACAAGCGATTTTGTAACAGTCGTTCGCAAAGACATGGAATCATGTGAAATCCAAATAGAAACTCCAGAAGGTGAACTCTACATTATTGAACCTAAAGATGTTCATAAATGGCCCTGGGAACTTGAACAGGAAGGAGGCCAGCAATGATTAACATCCTCTTATCCGTCAGGCGGCCTTTCTCCGGGAAAATTCTGTCCGGGGAAAAGAGATGGGAGTTGCGGAAAAACGTACCGCGCTTAAAAAAAGGCGACTCCGTAACGCTGTGGCTCTACGAGTCCGGGAAAGACGGAAAACGGGCCATCATCGGCAAGTGCCGGATGGTTTCCTATGTGTACATGCGCCACATGCCATTCGGGAAAGCTCTTGGATTATTCATCAAAGATGCTTGCGTCTCTAAAACTCGCCTGCGGACCTATCTCCCCTGCTACGCCTGGGGAGTCCAGGACCCCGTGAGGCTCCCCGCCGCCGTGCCCCTGTCTGATATTGGACTGACCCGGCCGCCGCAGAGCTGGCAGTATATCACGAACGAGCAAGCGGCGATACTGGAAAGGAGGCTCGCATGAAAATGACACCTGAACAGAAAGCCTTTTTTGAGTACGGGAAAGCTCTTGGGAAATTGGAAAAATTTAGAGACGACCATAAAGGATGGAAGTGTGTTAATTTCCTCTCTAGGCGTCACTATTGGAGAAGCGGAAACTATGTTTGCTGCGAGACCCAAGATGTTACTGAACAGCACGCCCTGCTTATCCGTGACGCTTGGCAGAAACGAGCCGTATGCCGGGCGTGGCAGGTTAAAGAGAGGTACTGCGGTAATTGCAAATATACGGATTACAATGAATGGGATGTGCCATGTTGCGAATGCTCTCATGTCAATATCGGAGAAAGCATAGACCGATGGGAGCCGAGAAAGGAGGGGGAATAATGTACCAGACTGAATTCTTTGGACGGGAACTCTTGGCGATATGCAACTATTCTGGCGGACTTTTAAGCTGGAAAGCCGCTCAACTGGCCGTGAAAAAGTTCGGCCGTGATCATACGGTATTGCTCTATGCAGATACCGGCAACGAGTCTCCGGACAATTACCGCTTTATTGTTCAGGGCGCGGCCCTTTTAGGAGTGCCGCTCCACATTGTCCGCGCTCTTCCTGACTGGGCTGGAGGCCGCATGATTACGCCCTACGACGTAGCCATGAATTCCGGCTTCCTACCGGATTTTAACGCCCCGGAATGCTCTTCTGCTCTCAAACGCACCCCCCTTAACAAATGGATGACGGAACACGCTACGCCGGACACTCATATCGTGATCGGATTCGGTCACGAAGAAGTGGAGCGCGCAGAACGCATGAAAAAGCGTTTTCCGCACAAGCGGTATTGCTTCCCACTTCTGGAAAAACCGTACCATTTTCATTGCGAGATCGAACGTGAATTAAAATCCCTTGGTGTAGAACCTCCGAAAGCCTACAAACTGGGGTTCAGCCATGCCAACTGCAACGACGCTTGCCTAATGGCTGGCAAGGGCCACTACGTCAATCTATACCTCAAAAAACCGGACGTGTTTGCCAAAGCCGCCCGATTCGAAAGCCGGTTCCGCCGCCGTTTTGGCCGCACCATCTTTGACCAGACGGGCAAATACACCCTATTTGACCTAATCCGAGACTACAAGGCGGGCAAGCTCTCCCGCCTCACCTTGGAAAACAAGCATACCATGTGTGCTTGCGGTGTCATGTGGGATGCGGCGGACACCGCCGCGGGAAGACCGTCTTCCTGGTCTTTATGAAATCTACAACCCCCAACTGACGCTTTTTTGATATGGAATACATGAACATCCCAACAGCCTTGTTTTCCAGCCCTGAATTCATCGGAGCTGAACCAATCCAGCGCGCTACATGGATTGCCCTGTTGGCGTGGTGCTGCACCCAAGAGAACGGCGGAATCATTGAGGGGTGCCGCTCCTGGGGCATGCGCCGCTGGATGCAGACCTGCGGGGTGATGGACAAGGAAGTCATGAACGGCGGGGAACTTTACCACTTCGACGGAGACAACCTTGTTGTTTTTGGCTACCCCGGAGGCGTACAAGAGCTTCTTGAGCGAAAGCGAGTTATTGCCCGCGAAAATGGCAAGCTCGGAGGGCGCCCCAAGAAAACCCATGTTGAAACCGACATGGAAACCGAAGAGAAACCTACGTTGGTTTCTGAATTAACCGACGTAGGAACCGAAATAGGAACCAATGTAGGGGCCAACATCCAAAACCGGAAGAAAGAAAGAAAGGAAGAAAGGAATATAGGGGGAGAAACTACTACGGTGGACAGTACACCGGGGGAAGAAGCGCCCGCTGCTCCTGTGCTGCCTGCCCAGTCTTTCCCGAACCGGGAACGCCTGAACGACGTCCGGGGGATGCGCTGCGCCGACAATCACGCGGATCTGGGGGCTTCTCCTAGTGCCGCCAGGTTCATGGCTGCCTGTTTGGAAATCAACCCTTCATGGTCCCGGACAATGCCAACTGCCATTGAGCAGGCAGCCGCGCTTGAGGCGTACCGGTCTGCACAGGGCCGGGTAACGCCACGAGACATGGAGATGTTGAGGGATTATTACGCGTCAGGACTGACGGAGGACTGCAAGAAGAAAGCTTTTTGGCGCCCGGACAGCCGTAAGAAGTTTTGGGAGTGCTTCGGCGACGTTTTGACGCATGCCGATAGGTGGGCGAAGGAAACACGCTGGAAGCCGGCATCCGCTCGGAAGAAGCCAAAACCCGAAGAACCACGGCAGCCGGAAGGGCCTGTTGTGGATGTCGTGGACGCTGCGGCAGAAATTGCATCTCTACGGGAGGAAATGGGAATAGGAGGTGACGAATGAAGCAGTCAGAGTTTCTTTTCTCAAAAAGGATGAGGCTGAAAAATGTTCTGCGTGCCCTGTTGCGCCAGAACAGGGAATGTTCCATTTCCATGTATCTTTTGTTGCTCGAATTGGACGAAGGGGAGCTTTCTTCTTTGGCTTTGGAGCGCCGCCTTGGAATCAAGGCTGTGCGGATGCTTATTCACGAAGCGCAGAACCGGAAAGACCGCTGGATTACATACAGAGAGGAACCGGGCAGCGGCAAGATGTGGAGGTTGACAAAGGAGGGACGAGGCGTGTTAAATCGGATGCGGAATCAAATTGGCGAGATATGACGGATGGCGGGTTGAGCAAGGAGGAATTGGATTGGTGCGCCCTGGTTGTTACGGGTGTGACAAAGGGCGAGGCAGTTAAAAAGGCGTTTAACAGAAGCGATTTATCGGACGCGGCGGCAAGGCAGAAGGCGTCAAGGCTGTCACGGAAGCCGGAAATTGTCACAGAGTTGTCACGCTTGAGACAGGCAACGGAGCAGGCGCCGGCGTTGCGGAAGGATCTTCCGGCCATTCTGACGCGGCAGGAGGTAATGAAGAGGGTGCTGGATGTGGTGGATGATGCGGAGCGGGACGGAGATAAATTGAAGGGCCTGGAGCTTTATAGCAAGCTGGCTGGATATTCCCAGCCAGAACAGGCCGTTCAGGTGAATGTGGCCGTGGGTACTTCTTTTTCCGCCGTGATGGAGTCGATCGAGAAAGGGGAGCAATAGAAAAGCCGCCCTTTTTTTGTCCGGTTAGATTGTAGGATTCCCTATATAGCGGGGGTGTGGGCGCCCGTGGCATGGTGCCTTTGTGGATGCAAATGATACTCCTTTGACGCCGGATCAGGCGGATGTGCTGAAAAGGTTTCTTTCCGATTCTGCCGCCCGGCTGAATCACCTGTACTGGATTATTGACAAGGATGGGCGCCCCGTCCGGTTCAGGATGAATTGGGCGCAGCGGGAGTTGCACGATACGGCCCATACGCGCAATAATATTTTGAAAGTGCGCCAGTTGGGGCTTTCTACGTATATTGCCATGCTGATTCTGGATATGTGCCTGTTTCGCCCGCAGTTTAAGGCGGCTATTGTGGACAAGACTCTTACGGACGCGGAGGCGAAGGTTGCGAAGATTGCGTTTGCCTTTCAACGACTGGACATCCTGCCGGAGAATCCGACGGATTTGGATGTGGAGCTGGCCCGGATTGGATCCATGCTGAAAGCGTACCATGCCGGCATTAAAATCAAGCAGCAGTCCATTGAATTCGCCAATGGCTCGTCAGTGATTGTGAGCGCGTCCGGGCGCGGCGGCACGATGCAGTTGCTGCATGTTTCCGAGCTGGGGTACATTGCGGCGCATGATCCGGTGCGGGCCACGGAAATTATTACCGGGTCGCTTAATACGGTAGGCAAGAATTGCCGTATTTACATGGAGTCCACGCATGAGGGCGGGAAGTACGGCATCAATTACGAGCAGATTATTGGGGCTATGGATATGATCGGCAAGCCGCTTTCCCTCCTGGATTTTAAGTTCTATTTTTTCCCCTGGTTCCGGCACCCGGAATATATGCTGGAAGGAGAACCCCATCCAACAGCGGAACAGCTCAAATATTTTTCCTCTATCGAAAAAGAATGCCATACCACGCTATCGCCTGGGCAGCGGGCCTGGTATTGCTCTATGGAGCGCGTGCAGCGCAGCCGGATGAAGCAGGAGTATCCTTCCACGCCGGACGAGGCGCTGAATCCTATTACGGACGGCACTATTTATTCTTCACAGATAAACGCCCTGCGGGAACGCGGTCATTTGAAAGCCCCGTTCGAGCCGGATCCTCACCGGCCCATTTATACAGTCTGGGATTTCGGCATTGGTGATTACATGTCTATTTGGTGGGTGCAGCCTGACGGGCGCGGGAAGTGGCTGCTGCTGGATAATTACACGGCGCACCAGCAACCCATTTCCCATTATATCGGCGTGGTGAGGGAGCATGAAGCCATGTGGGGGCGTTGCGCAGGGTGTATCGTGCCGCATGACGGCGCCAGAAGGGACATTCACCTGATTCCCCAGGACGCGGCGCTTTCCGATGCCGGGTATTCCGTTACGCGGGTTCCGCGGACCAGTAATTTGTGGGCTTCTGTGGATAATACGCGGGAGTTTCTGCTTACGTGCATTATTCATGAGCGGTGTTCCGAACCGTCCGTTTGCGAGGGCGTGAAGTTTATTTCCGGGGTGGATGCCCTGTCCAATTACCGGCTGGCTCCGCCCGGCCCCAACGGGACGCTGGCTC